AAAATTTTGCTCTTTAGTTTGTGTGGGATTTCATACAGCTAATAAAAATAAACCAAAACCAAATACATCATGCGCCTATTGCAAGAAAAATATCTATAGAAATAGATCAGCTATTAAAAATTCTAAAACAGGAATTGTCTTTTGTTGCATGGAACATAAAGTATTATCTCAATCTTTTGGTGGGCCACTATATAATGATGTAGTTTTAAACAATCATCGACTCATCGTTTTTAGAAGTGGGCGACCATTAATATGCGCTAATACTAAATGTAATATTTCTGATGTTGATGTATTAGAAATACACCATAAAGATATGAATCACTTTAATAATGCTCTTGAAAATTTAGAAATACTTTGTGCTAATTGTCACACAAAAGAACACAAACGATCTGGAATTGTCTCCAATGAGGGAATCGAACCCACGTATTCTGCGAGTCAAGCAGATGCTCTTCCATTGAGCTAATCGGAGATTAGTTAGTTGGAACTACTCGGCTTCGAACCCTCTGTAGCTTATCGTTTAAAAGGAGATTGACGAAGCCCAATCTTTGTCCTGCGGTCCTAATGACCTTTCACTATCCCACCAACTGGTAGGCGATAACGGTTCCGCCCCGTTGTATTAGCCTTGTAAAAGCTATGTTCTACTATTGAACTAATCGCCCATAATGAGGTTGGTCACGGTAGAGGGAATCGAACCCACTTGAAACGGCGTATGAGACCGTTGCCCATCCAATAGGCGATACCGTGATTGCGTATCCTATATATCACGTTATTACTAGGTTTGTGAAGGGCCTTTTTCTTTTAAAGCCTTAATAAAAAGCATTAAAGCATCAGCTGCTCCCAATAAATAATCGGGAGAATTTCTAACAGCATTAGCATCATAAGGCAGCAATTCCGCAGCATAAGACTCTAAATCTTTAGAAATTGCCTGATGCTCCATTAGAAAAGCCATTTGAAAAGCAATTGTTTTTACTTTAGTATGATTATCCATTTTTCATATTCTTCATTGGTGCGTATGAGAATCTATGTAAAGAACACGGGCCATACTTACTTATAGCCTCCAAATGTGTTGGAGAACCATATCCAACATTATTGAACCAATCATAGTTGGGATGTATCTCATGATAGGCTTTCATTCGTTCATCTCGAAAAGTCTTAGCCAAAATAGAAGCCGCCATAACAGCGGGAATTTTGGTGTCAGCTTTGATGAGCGAAACTTTATCATAAGCATCCACGCCCATGTTGTCAAACTTTAAAATTCCGTCGGAAATTATTAATGAATCATCCTGATACAATCTATGGAATACATCTACATAAGCGCCCTTTAATGCCATTGCAACTCCACCTCGATCAATCTCTACATTAGATCGTTCAGCTAAATACCAAGTGATTTCGTTTTTATTAATTAGCTCGTTGAGTTTGTCACGCATCACCTTGCGTTTCTTCTCAGATAATTTCTTAGAATCGTTGAGGCCCTCTAGCGTCCAATCCTTGGGAGCCCTGACGGCACAGACAACAAGCACTCCCGCTAATGAGCCATATCCGCATTCATCAGCCCCCACTATATGAGTTTTGTTAATTAGAAAGCTATCAAGCTCTGCATATTGTATTTGAGACATATTGTTTTTATTACCTCATCCATCCGCATTTAGTAAGATATGGCATATGTGAATTACCTCTGGGACAAGCCCAGAGGCTTCTGATGTCATCGACCCATCTTAAATGATGGCGCCTTAATCAGTTTTTGTTTTATGTGCGACTGCATTCCGAAGCCACACAAGTCTAAATCTTTTATGCCTTTGTCTCTAATGTTTAGAGCGGCATTTTTGTCTCGATTGTTATTTTGCTGGCAGTTAGTACATTGCCACTCTCTTATTGAGAGTGGTAGATCATCCACTACAAATTGACAGCCATTGCAAGTTTTGCTACTTGGAAAAAACTTGTCTATTTGGTAGAAAGTTCTTCCATACCACTTCGCTTTATATTCTAATTGTCGAAGTAATTCGCCCCAGCTTGCATCTTGTATTGATATTATTTCATTTCCAATCACCAATAACAACTTTTTTATATGTTGAATGATAAACATCATAATCAATACCAGTAATAATGTATTTAGGTGCCCCTACTTGTCGGCACCTGACATAAAAATTCTTTATCCAATTATCAATTAGATTTCCAGAAAGTTCCGAGGATTCTATCCCAATGAAATAAGAAGATGCCATAATTTTTTCTCATATCAACATGGTGCAAATAATGCAACCTGTTCCACTTATGGAATATATCTCGGAGGACCGGAATTCGATTCATCCAATGATTATTAATATGAAACGTATCATGAATGTAGTTGTGTAAAAATCCCAAAGCAGCTTCCATTCCTAAAATAACTGCAACAACGGAAAATGGTAGGACTCCAAGAATTCCCAGAATAATCGGACCAATAATCAATGGCGATACTAATCCTATAAAATAACGTGGCGTACTATCTTTACCAGCATGTCTGTAAACATCGGAAGTATAATCTTCTGGCGGATACATCTTAAGATGGTGCGTCATATGAGCTATATTAAAAAATCCCATCCATTTTTGATGTAATGCCCAATGCGCTAAATATCCGAAAAAACTAATAAAAATATAAGAAATCAATAAGGTAAGGAAGATAGACAACATATTAATATACTTCTTTAATAGTTATTAAACCAAAAAAGGACGACCACTAGATAAATCTTCTAAAGAAACCGACAAATTTGTATACTCTTTCGCTCTTTGGGAATCACCTATATCAGAATAATTGCCAGCTGCATCCAGTGTCATAGCAACTAATTCTTTTAGAAGTTCTTTAGAAGAATAACTCATTAAAATTCTTTTCAAGTTTTCTTTGTCATCTGGAAACATGTTTACTCCTTTAAAAGAAAATGGGAGGCATATAGCCTCCCATTTAAAATATCATTTATTTATATTTAGTTAGATGAGTTAACTGCTAACTTATGGCTATTTTCATACTCATTAATCAAACAAATACAATCTTCTGCTTGAGAAATGGCATCACCGAAATATGGGTTCTTACAAATGGATTTCAAAAAGTTTTTAATATGTGGCAAAGAGTGGCGCTTTACATAACCATTATTAATGGCTTCTTCGACTCCGACTTCTAGTATATTTTCAACTTGATTTTGAATTTGCCATCCTAGTTTATTAAACTCTCTGCAAATATTGATAATATCAGAGATATCTAAAGGAATAGAATACTCTTCTTCCTTCTTATCAGGACTGTTGGTGGAACTAACTAAAGTTAAAGCGTTTAAGTCATGTGCAGTCATTTTGTAACTCCATTTATGAAAACAGGAAAGCGATTTGTGAATTTATTAAATGATTGATACCTCCTATTCGTCTCTCAATATATGTCTTTTTATTGATAAAACATCATATATAACTTATCCATCCAGATTTTCATAGATAATGTCAAAACCGTACTCTTCATACAGCTCTTCAACTTTAAATCTAACTTCAGGATATCTGTCAGATAGATTAGTTACAGCATTATTTCCATCATGGACTTCATAAAAAATGTCTTGAAGGATGTTACTACCACAAATCTTTTCAAGTCTCTCAAGCTCTTTGACTAGTAGCTCAATATTAATTGAGACCTCTTCCTCAACAACCTTAATAGGAGCAGGAACTGCATACACAGACTTATCTACGTTAACATATTGTTCTCGTTTAGGCGCTTCGCTTCCAGCAAAATGGACTAAGACTTGTTTGCCATCTATGGTGTCTGGAACTCCAGTAAGAGCTTCATTAGTCATAAAGTTCATGTAAACAATGTAGCGGCCATATTGGTCAGTGCCGACATCATTAAACCAGTCTCGGCCTTTAAACATCTGAGTTAGCTTTTCAATAACTTGTTTGACTTCCATAATAACATTACCCTTAATTGAAAATTAAAAAGGCATCAAGCAGATTACTTGATGCCAACTTTTAGTTAGTGCTTGTAAATGCAGAGGATTCGAACCTCATCCACGCAATGCAGACCATGCTCTGCCGAGCATACTAGATGTCCTAACCTAGATTATATTATACCAGCTTGGCAGATGTGGAGAGACTCGAACTCTCTTTTAGGGTTTTGGAGGCCATATTGCATCCCATGCTCACACCTGTATATCGTAATGGCGGAAGAAGGAGGTCTTGATCCCCAAGCCCTTGCAGGCTCGCACTCTTTAGCAAAGAGGCTTAGTCCCCGACTAAATCACCTTCCATTACATCTATTATAACTCAATATTGACAAGTTCATCTGTCAAATCTTGTAATAATTCAAAATTTTCTACCCCGTCCTTATACTTTTGAGGAATGCCCTCTAAACCATAATACGTCCCCGCCATTGCCCCCACAATCGCAGCAGTGGTATCAGTATCACCACCACACTTAACCGCCAAGACAACTGCATCCTGGAACGATTGTGTGGCACCTAGACAGTAAAAAGCTGCGCCCACTGTCTCAGGAACATAGCCAGCCGAACCAATCTTGGCAAGAGCTTCCATAGGGTCAGTCACTTCTTCAATAAAAAACTGAGCCTGTTGAATCTTAGCCTGGACCAAAGAGTCTGTCAAGCCTTCACTAACATCACTCAATACAGATTTAGGATCAGAAACTCTATTGGCCAACAAAGCTATAGCCATTGCCACTGCCGCAGAACCCACCTTAGGTTCCAATGAGTTATGAGTGATGGATGCATCTTTAATTGCAATTTCCATTAGCTTAACTAGATCATGACGATAGGCTAGACCAATAGGAGATGCTCTCATAGCTGTACCATTACCACCAACTGGAGTACCATCTCCATTGGTAGTTAAACCACTTTCAAGAACTGAAGCTCCATTTTTCAATCTTGTTAAAGAGTGAGCCGTAGTTCCACCAATACCTCTAGTGTTGCCAGATTCCATCCAAGCTAAATACTTAGAACCAACATCTTCCATATTGAAACTTTGAAACTCAACCAAGGAGGAACCAAGAGCAATACTCATTAGGGTGTCATCAGTATATTGGCCAGGTTGTCCCCACCAAAAAGTTCCACCTTCTTTGAATTGACCATCCCAATTTTGAAGGGGCTCATAGTTAGCCAATTTCATTTCAAATGGATTGCCAAGGGCATCACCAATAGCACAGCCAACTAATGTTGCAATCTTAATCATTATTAATGACCTTGTTCTTTCATTTTTTGATAAGCTTCAGTCCACAAATCTTTTGGATACTTATCAGGATCTTTTACTTGAAGATACTTATAAATCTCTCTAATCTTATCCCAATAATTAATCATTAATACTTACCTGGAGGAAGTAGTGAGATTCGAACTCACGGAGGGCTATTAACCCCCTCTAGTTTTCAAGACTAGCGCCATCAGCCGGACTCGGCCATACTTCCCTATTTTACTTTACTTCTTTATACTTTTCAACAATATCAATCAAACAATTCATTAAACTAATAAGTGACTCATCATGTTTTAATGATTCAGGATTTGAATCTACTTGTTTGAAGATACGAGTCACTTTAGACTCTACATCTACAATTTCTTTACTTATTGCTTTTTGAATACACTTATTACACATTGGAGGAAAATATGAGATTCGAACTCATGGAGGACTTTCGCCCTCTCTTGTTTTCTAGACAAGCACCTTAAACCGCTCGGTCAATTTTCCATGTAGATACTAATCGTTCCATAGGAACCATTGTTACCATTTTTATGAACTCCGGGAACATAACCTAACACTAAATTCATTTTGTTCATTGGAGACGTGGGTCAGAATCGAACTGACGCATACCAGCTTTGCAGGCTAGTCCCTTACCACTCGGGTCACCACGTCTTAACGGTATCATATATATCGGGTTATTAGCTGGTTTAAATAAAAGCTTTTATCCGTATAATTCGTAACATTTCTTCTTCTGAATACCACTTATTATTTAAAGTATAATGAATTCCATCTTTTAAATAAACAGATCCCTGTACATCTGCAACCTCAAAATTCAATCCTGAATTTGATTTCAATAAAAGATGAACTCCTGGATGCGAGGCCCATCCATTTATATGGAATGGTTCCCCATAAAAAGCTTTAATCAATGGATGCATTCTAGCTTGTAATTCTTCATCAGTTTTCATTGTGAATTATCTTTTTTTGCTCATAGCAAGATCATTTAACTTCTTATCTGCCAAAGCAAAATTAGTAAATCTTTTATCTTTAGTTACTTCCTTCATTATTTTTAAGAAAGGAGGCAATTCAACTGTATCTTCTTTATCTTCTAATTCAATTTCTAGAATCGCTAATCCTTTTAGCGGACCTTTAAATACATCTAACTCAAATATTTGGTCATTATATTTAAAAACAAATCTAGTTTTTTCAACTGCAACCTTTGTTGGGTCGGAATCCTTTAAAGAATTTTGATATTCTTTTTGAGAAATTTCTCTTTCAGTTTCTTCATGAACACCAGAATCAACAGGTTTCTTTTGATTGAAATGATAGACAGTATCTGTATCTCCAGTTAAACCTTCAACCGTTTTCCTTACTCTAGCTGCTGGTGCAGCACCTTTAGCTTTCAAATAAGTTTGAGAAATTCTTTTTACATCCATCAAGTCTTCAAAAATTTCCGATAAAGCTGACCATGAAGTTGGAAATTTTACAAGAAACTTTCGCTCAATCTCTAATTTAGTTGTCATATTTGTTTGCCAAAAAATTGATATTGTTTTTTACTACGGTCTACATTGTCAGTAGATTTAGATAAATCAAAATGTCTATCAATGAACATTATAACTTTTTCAGGATCAATATTTCGATTGAAAACAATATTGGGTCCATGATTATCTAGATAAACAACCTTAATACCAGGAGTCACTTCTTTAAGACCACTGCTAGTATTTTGTCCACATTGGTGACTGCCACACTCATGTTCAAATTGACTTCGAACAGGAAATTCAAATTGAACCGTATCAGATAAATGATTCTTAATATAAGGACAATGGAAATGCACAATACAATCCATCTCAGGATGTTCTGAGAACACAATCCTCTGAGACTGACCACCAACCGATGGCTTGCCGCCTTGACTCGTAACCTCATTATCTCCAACCGAATAAACAATGGCTAACTCTTCCAATTGATTGAAGTTAGACTTTCTCATGGAAGTCAAGAACTTATTGTTATCTACCTTGACAGCAAAGTGACCAACAGTAGATCCATTGAATGGTTTATATGCGCCCTTCTTAATGCAGTGGTTAACTACTTTCCTCAATGAATCTGGAATCAATTCATTATTCCAAGGAACTCCCCTTCCAGTTACTACTGTAGAGCGAGTAAAAGTGCCTTGAGACCTAGAGAGAGTCATCTTAACTAAATCTTGCAAAACTTGGTTGCGTTCAGTGGATACGCTGTAGCGTGCCTGCTCTGGAGTGATAATCATATTGAGACGAGTCTTGGTATCATTAGCCAAAACTAGGTTGCAGCTATTAGCCTTGAGTAAGTTCAAACCAGATAAAAACTGCTCATCTTCAGTAGCTCCGCAAGTAGTTTTAAAAGCTACCAAGAAAATATCCTTACGCTCCTTACGAATCTTACTGAGAATTTTAGTGGTTGGAGTTAACAATAGTTTTTGATTACC